ATCTCGTAAAGACATACTCCTTTCCCACCATACAATGTAAACTATACAATGTAAATTATTAACTTTTCATTCACTTTCACACAATGACCATAAAAAAATCATATCATTGAGGAACAATTTCACAAGACATCTATTCTCTGTTTTGGTTTCACCCGCACGGTACGTCTTGATTCAAGATAATTCGAGTAAGATATCGCAGCCACACATGAAACAATACATAATGTTAACGCCGATAATGTAGCAACAATTATCTTTACAACCTGATTATCCACAGAAGGAACCATTGATTGATTGACAGATTCCCGTAATTCATCTATACTTTGGGAAAGATGGATCATATCGTTACGAATTTGGATAACTTGACCTTCTGTATTCTCAGTAAGCCTCTGGATATCTTGAACATGGGCAGTTACTGATTCAAGAGCCATGGCCACCTCACCAGCTGATACTGCCGCTTCTTGGGCTGACTGAGATACTTCAATTGTTGATTGTATCACCTGTGAAGCACACGTTGCATCGCAGTCACGGGAACTCCAATCACCCATTTTTAAATAGAAAGAACAGATTGAGATAAAATGCTGTTTCAATGCCATATCAAATTTAAAGGATTTCATATGATAAAAATGATTATTAAAAAAAAGAGTTACATTAATTTCGCAAGCCTCTTTTCGTAATTGTGTAATCGATATCTTAATTGATTCACAGAAATACGGATGGCGGCCTTTTGGCATTTCGGTCCTATAATAGTAAGCACCGTTTGAAGATCAGAAATATATTCAGAAACACCCTTAAAGAAATTTTGAGACAGTTCCATTATTTCACCGGTGTTGCCACCTTCACAAACTTCTCCCTTTGAAATATCATCGGCTACATTCTGAACAATTTCTATAATATCTTCAAGATTTGTAGTATCCTCTTCACCTTGGGACGATGCCAATACCTGTTGCATGTGTTTTTTAAGTTGAGTTAAATCATTTTGTGAAACACGTAGTGCTTCGGCAAACTTATCATACAATGCATCTTCAACATCTAATTCCTTCCGCTCACCTTGAACAATTACCATTTGTGATTGAATATCACGGACCTGAGATTTTAATACTTTTCCTTCGTTCGATAGATTTCCATTTTTATCTTCTAAATCCTTTATTCTCTTTGCATCTTCTTGAATTAATTTATCTTGTTGTCCCACTTTTGTAAGTAGTTCTTGATTCTCTTTTTCAATCATAGTAAATTCCTTTTTGAATTGTGCGTATTCCTCTTTGACTTGATCACAGAATTGTTTTCCTTCACGAAGAGCTTCCAATTCCTTTTCAAATCCACGGTAAGTGCTTGCATGTTCCTTCAAGGTGTCCCTTTCTGTCTCTAACTTACTACAATCTTTTTTGAACTGTGCGTATTCCTCTTTGACTTGATCACAGAATTGTTTTCCTTCACGAAGAGCTTCCAATTCCTTTTCAAATCCACGGTAAGTGCTTGCATGTTCCTTCAAGGTTTCATTCTCTTTCTGAGCGCGTGTTATTGCTGTTTCCTGTTTTTTATTCTCTGCGCGAAGAGCTTTTAATTCAGATTCACAGTTTGCGCAATCAGTCAGGCGTTTCTTAAAAGAATCATTGGATAATCTTAATTTCTGAACTGATTCTTGAACAACCTTTAAACTTTGGTTGGCTGTTTTATTATTAGCATCAAGGACCTCAATACGTTTTTCGAGCTTGTCTTTATCACCTTTCAATGAAACACATTCCTTATTCTTTTCGAAAGCTGCTTCTTTTAATCTTTTGATCTCATCACGTAAGTTATCAATATCCTGATTATACTTATTTATTCCACTGCTGTGTTTTTTTAATTTCGCAAGAGCTTGACTAAGCTCATCTCTTTCTTCTTTGTAACCCTTGTTACGAATGGCTTCTTGTTTCTTACATATTTGAACTTCATCCTTTAAGGTTAAGATTGTTTTTTCTACGGTCTTTTTCTCTTGTTCTAATTCCCTGTTCTTGTCTGTTAATCTTGCGTTTTTCTGTTTTAGCTTATCAACATCTTTTTGGTGATTCTTAATGAGATCTTGGGGACATACTTGTTTTAATTTGTTAAATTGGGATCTCATAGTTTTATTTTCCTTTTGTAGTTCCTTGATCTTTAATTTATATTCACTGCAATTGCTACTTGCAGCGGGAGCTACTTTCTTTGACCCAATGTCTGGATCAATCGATTCCATACATATCGTGAGAGCTTTATTCAATGCCTTTTTATCTTTATTATCAACGCCTCCAACTTGCTCAGTACAGTTTACACCCTTTGTTTGTAACGCTTGAAAGATATCTTGTAATACCGAAGCTGGTGGATCATTGTATGTTTTTTCATCAAAATCACCATTCAGTATCGATTGAACCAAGAATACTGAGTAATCTTTTTCTTTGTCTTCGGGAATGGTTAATAGTGGATATGGGCGATTAATATTAATGGATTCTTTTAATCCATTGAGAAAGTATTCATGATATCTTTGAATCATTCTCTTTGGATTTATATAATTTAAATCAAACAAACGACGAATAATTGTATGTTCTAGTTCTGAACCATCATTCACCGTGGTTTTATTCTGTAAGACGCCTTTAATAATGTCTCCCATGTTGAATTTCTTGTTCATAAGAACAGATATATCTCCGGAATTTCTGAAAATGAATGTTTCCGTACAGACTAATATTAAATAAACGAAGAATATAATGAGTAATTCTATTAGAGGAACATAATCCTTTCCACGAACTCCTTCTGAATATTCAATTGGGAAATAGTCAATTAATTCTTTGGAAGGTCCGTCCTTAATATTCTTATAGAATAAGTTCCATTGTTGACTTAATTTTTTAACTGGATTTAATTCTTCATTTGTAGTTAGTTCTTCAACTAATTTTGAATTATCTTCTGTTTTTGCTGTGTGAAGAAGTTTAAATAATCCTCCAACTGAACGGATATCATTTAAATTTAAAGCAGATTGAAGTGATTTTTCCATTTTCGGATCCTCTTTGGATGTCTTTAAAAGATCGTAAAGAGTTTGCGATAGATTCTCTTTGTATTTAGAATCATCAAAAAAGCCAGAGATATCTGTTTCCTGGATGGGGAAATTATTTCCATAATATTTCTGTGTATTACTGTCGGCGTTGGGTAAGATTGTATTCAATAAGTCAACTGTTCCTCCCCTTTGCTTTTTTTCAGACTTACGGACTCTCCGTTTGGCTTTGGAGCGGACTACCAAACGTCTTCTTCCTTCTGATCTCTGTCTTGTTCTCCTTTTTTTGGTTTGTTTTTTAGGAATCATTCTATATATATAGGTAATATTTTTAAAATAAATATACAATATATATAAATTATGAATGATCTCTGGGGATTAATGACAGAAATGGAAGTAAATACGCGGATTATTTGTTTAATTATCGCTGTTCTATTGATAGGAACGATTATTGGATTAATTATTTGGAAAGTATTTAAAAAAGAAGAAGATTATAAGGAGATCCCGAATGTGAAGTGGCCGTTTATTAATCTCAGAGATGAAAATGGAAAGAATGTAAATATGTTATGTATTCGGGGACCTATAATTGATTACAAGGATAAAGTATTTTTCAGAGATACTCTTAATAAAGGTGTAAAATATATCGGATGTAGTAGTTATTTATCATTTCCGAATCAATGTCAAAATCCTGCATATGGTTGTGAAGAGCCATTTCTATTCGATAATAAGCGATTGGACGAGTTTGTGATAGGGTGGTGTCATTGTTTTCGGAATCCCTCAGAATATATTAAGTCCGGAATACCCAAATTATTATTATCTGAATCAGACTTCGTGGATAATATGCAATTGGAACCTGGTAATAAGAAAATACTATATGATTTCATTTGTTATTGTCCAAAAGATGACTCTTGTGAGAATGGGTGGCACTACCATAATAAAAACTGGCCCCTTACAAGAAGAACAATTGAAACCTTATGTAATGCTATGGGATTGAAGGGTTTTCTTGTTGGAAGAGAAGATTGTGAAATTAATTTAAAAAAGCCTGAATTATTAGAGATGAAGGTATGGTTGGATTATTATGATTTCATTGATAAAATCCGAGAATCAAAAATAATGATTGTAGCGAGTAAAGAGGACGCTTCTCCGAGGACATTAACAGAAGCGCTTCTGTTGAATAAGCCTGTTCTGGTTAATGAAGTGATCCTTGGTGGATGGAAATACGTAAACTCCCAAACAGGTTTATTCTATAACGAAGAAACAATAATTCAACAGACAGTTGAATTAATGAGACGATTAAGAGAAAATCAATTAAGTCCGAGAGATTATTTCTTTAAAAATCATGGGAGAGATATATCTGGAAAAAAATTCAAAGATTTCTTACAAAAGATTAATCCTGATTTATCACCATGTAATTCTGTGATATTTCCCACCAGTTAAACAAACTATTTCTGAATGAGATCTGTTAATCCCTAAGAGCTTCATGCAGACAGAGCAACATTAATACGATAAGTATAATAATGATGAGGGGTCCAAAAGTTGAATTGTCATAGTGATTCTCATATGCGCGGATAATATTTCTTGGACGGCAATTATAATAACTGTTCCTTACAGGAACTTCAATATTGTAGTGGGGATCAAGACGGTCAATCGGGAATGTGCCATTCTCACGAATCGATCGATCAATTGCATAATTCATGGTACAACATTCTTCTTTGGTACAATTCAGGGGAGTAAGATATTTATGAATATACTCAATATAATTGTGAATAAGGTGTTCATACGTGGGGCAATTAGTCCCATTCATATCATCTTTAATTATTCTGACCCAGGATATATTATACAATCCACGATAATCATAAATTGCACAACAACCGAAATCACCATGTTCAGGATCGTAGTAGTCGCTACAACTCATTGGTCGTGAGGTAGAGTGGGGCCACGCTCTCGCGGTTAATTCCTGAGGTTCGGGGTAATAATATGATGTTCTGTTTCTCCCATCGATCTTATCAAACAGATATACGCCAGAAACTCCTTCTACAAAGCAAAGAGCTAGTCCGATGACAAGAAATGTGATTGTTAAAAGTATAAAACCTATATAACGAATACATCGTTTACACCTTCCATCGTGTTTCTGACGAGGAGACTGAACACCCATAGCATCTCTCAACTGTCCTTCTTCTGGATCTTCAAGACTATCTGTACGGAGTTGAACCATCTCATGGTTATTCATAATCTGGGAATCTGTTTGTTTATGTTTATAGTCCTTTACAAACATCATTCAAATTTGATTGTTTGGTTTAAGTGTTCTTAAAACCGAGAACGAACAGTATGCCTCCGTGTGCGACTCCTTGTGAAATTCTTTCAGATTTTAGGAGTTTGTGGAATCAAGAACCCCTTCTCATTGGACATGCAAAAGTTCTTCGTCAATGGAGAATAAATCTTGTAATCGTTATTCTTATTCCAGCGATAACCCTTCTGCTAGGGGATTATTACATTCATATGAATGATGCCGGATCTTTCAATGCAGAGGAAGAAATATTAAATGAATCTTGTTACCTCAGTCACTTCGGATGTTGCGAGATCATTGATTATTGTTGGTCAAATGGTGTCAAGTTTACTACACCTGAACATCATTATTATTTAAATCTTCCCAAAGAGAATTCTGAGGGAACAAATTGTCCTTCTTTCTTTCCCGATCTTGTGAATGAATACATTAAAACAAAAGGTTGGGGTAATGATGAGGGGAGTACTTTCTATGGACATTGTAGGATAAATCCACAATGTAGTATAACTCCCACGGGACACAACGCAACCTATGAGGATATTCGTATTCCAATATGGAAGAAAGATGAGGGAGGAAGTAATTGTCCCCATAAGGACACGGCTGATTTTGTCACAACGTTTAATGTTAAAAGGTACTATGAATACCACTACCTAAATTGGATAGAATATATTATCTATGGTTTGGCAATACTATGGTTGAAAAGTATGATAGAAAACAGCTATATATACCATAACAGATACAATTATAAAATAGTTGTTACTGAACCCTAATAAAAAATAGATATGTTTCGTAGAGGGTTATGCAGAACCGCGGAGTTTTTGTCCATCATCAGATTGTTGCTCCGTAATTCCGCTATATTGGGTTTGTGGCCTTTGTTTTTTACGCGAACATATTATCAAGAGTTGAACAATGCTCGAAATAAGGTAACTACCAATCATGATTTGAAAGAAGGATAAACTTTGTTCTTCTTCCTTGTGAAGGTAATCGAGAATTAGATCATCTAATTGAGGACAATCGGTTCCATTTACATCCATCTGTGTGATATATGTATTCATTGAAGAGAAATGAAGAGAGTGTGGTCCGGTGGTTCTCTTTAAGAAATCCGAATAATAAACTTCCCTTATGTGTGATTTCATCATAGAATCACAATGGGTAGATATATAACAGCAACCGTAGGGACTATCAATACAAACAGAAGCGAGACCACCATCAGACCAAAGGGTATGTTTTAGTTCTATTTTACCATTGTTGTGTCTGTCACTGAATGAATCAATTAAAGGACCGGGATTACTAGGACATTCGGATTCTTTAACTTCATAAGAATAGGAATGAGACAATAGAGCATCATCCGCCCCCTCATAACAATCATGGAAGAATTCACAGGTAGAGACATCTTTGGACATGTCATACAGGAAGAAGCAACAATATATGAATATATAGATTGGATCAACATGCATCAATCCCCGGTATTTGCCACGAAGGAACTTGTCCTTGATAAGATAGATGAGAATAGTAGCGCATGCCAGCAATGCTGAATAGAAGGAAATATCGTAAGAGATGGTGGAAGGTGAAATCCTCATTTGAGAAGGTAGTTTTTTTAACCAATGTTGGTAACAAAACTATCAAATTTTAAAATGGAGATGCGAGGCGTTGATCCTCGTACCTCTCGCATGCTAAGCGAGCGCTCTACCAGTTGAGCTACATCCCCGCGATAGATAAAAAAAACCGAAACGAACCCCATGACCTATGCGTTATTAGAACCCCGCTTTGAGCTAATCCGACAGTGTTCTGGATTATCATAGTGAAGACTGTATATGATATGATAAAGTAACAGTCATCGAGGGATAATCCTAAATTGCTTAGGGCAATGAGTAACTTCCCACACCGGGACTCGAACCCGGGTCGGCTGGGTGAAAACCAGCTATCCTAACCATCTAGACTATATGGGAAAAAAAGGTTTCGCCGGGAATTGAACCCGGATCGGTGGATTCAAAGTCCACAGTGCTAACCGATTACACCACGAAACCTTAATTCCTTAGGGGAATTAATCCTTCTCCTCCAGCAGGGTTCGAACCTGCGACCTATCGGTTAACAGCCGAGCGCTCTGCCAACTGAGCTATAGAGGATCGTCGCACTACACAGAATATAGTGGGGGTATTAGGAAAAAAATAATTCTAACTATCATATTTCCCCTAAATGTGCCTTCCGTGGGACTCGAACCCACGACCACAAGATTAAAAGTCTTGCGCTCTACCAACTGAGCTAGAAAGGCTGGTGGTAACAGTGGGATTCGAACCCACGAAGCATAAAGCACCCGATCTTAAGTCGAGCCCCGTTGACCGCTTGGGTATGTTACC